TGCTGTTTATAAATGCTGTTATATTATTAACTTGTACATTCTCTTGTTCGTCATGTTGTACATTCTCTTGTACATTTGGTCTTTCTGACATACTCTCACCCCTTGAGCCACAATGGTTTTGAGATTCTTCCTCTTGTTCATCCTGTTGTACATTCTCTTGTACATTCTCTTGTACATTTTTTAGTTTATTTTTCTTGTAATTTTCTAGTTTTTGTAAGTTTTCGTAATCAATGATGGTAACAAGAATTCCCTTCTTTTGTTTCATTACCTCAAAGTCGATATAGCCTAGTTCTGATAATCGGTCTAAAGATGTCCTGATCATTCTTCTGGACCACCCAGTCTCCCTTTCGAGTTCTGATAGATTGATTGTTAATTGACCAATAGATACTCTTGGAGATGATATAAAGTGAGCCTCTGAAACTAGGTATTGGTAAATCATTTGATCTCTGATATTTTTGAATTGCAATCGGGGCTGGATTACAAACCCCGACGCCTGTATTTTGTTTTCCATAGCCCCGATCACTCCTTACTTTTTCCTACATACCGCTTTCATGCCCTCAATACGTACAAGTTCCAATTCTGGATGCGTAATTTTCAAGTAACCTATTACATAACGTTTGAACAGAGAAGGGCGATTTCTCGATCCTTCCGTCAGCCAAACGTAACAGTCGGGTATAGAAACAGGTATTTCGATCATTCAATATCAAAACTCTCCTGCTCAAAGGCGCTTGGTTTTTCCTTTTCTTTCGTTTGTTCCTCTTCCTCTGCAGGAACCTCAAATGCATCCACATCGATGTAATCGACAAGCTCTGGTTCTGAAGTGATGTCTTTGCGAACCACTTCGTCTTGAGCTGCTTGTTGTTGAATTTCTACTGAAATCGGAAGGTACTTCCACATATGCCTAATGACAGTTTTTTTGGCCATTTCCTCAAAATCAGTTACCCATGGACCATTATTAGCTGCTTTACTTCGTTTACGGCGCTTATCGATTTCACTTTTAGGCATAAATTCGAATTGGTAACCGCCGTCTTTGAAATGAGCAACTGCATAAGCACCGATAAATTCTCCTCGATCACCTTCCATATATGGTTTGTGTTTGAGTTTTGGCTCGAGGCCTAGCTCGTAATCAAATTCATCGTTAGAATAAACCGCATGAGCGTAAATGTTTTCGATTTGACCTGATCGGCGTGCTAGATCAATCATTCCTTTGTAACCGATGATGAATTGAACGTCTGTCTGACCCGTTTTTCCGTTTTTAAATGGTACTAAGTAGCAATGACCGATTAAGCCAGGTTCAAGTCCTAATTGAGCTGCTTGCATAACCGCACCGAGAAGAGAAGGAACAGAACATTCAAGCAATTTCGGATTCGTTCGGATAGTTGTAAGAGCAATTCGTGCCATACGATCAGCATCCATATGTTTAGGTAGTGCCTTTTCTATTTCTGGACCCATTTTTTTGAGATATGCAGCAATTGTATTGGCCGGCGAAGCAGGAGCTTTATTACTCCCGTTCGCTTTGTTTGCCAATTGATTTTTGACATCTTTGTTTGTAGCCACTATTCATTCCTCCTTACTTCACCATAAAACGGCGATATGATGATGTTTTAGTGTATTGGTTGTAAAGATCAGGATGATCTTTAGCAAAACGCTTGCTATCGAATTTGTTTGAATGAATGGTTTTCCAAGTGATGATTCTTTCTCCAGCAAAAGCTTTTTCGTTTTCGCCCATCATCGCTTTGATTTGGTTTTCGTACTCTTTTTTTCTTGTTTCCAAATCTTTTAATTCAGCATTTACTTGATCGAGCGCTTCAATCAGTTTATTTGCGTCTGGAGAAAGCTCAATCTCTGTTTCTGGAACCGCCTCTGGATACATAATTTTTAACAGCTCACTTGAAGCATCTGACCCGTCAAACATTGGCGGAACGTTTGCAAGAACATGGTTTTCCCAAAAGTTTTTCTCGATGTCGATGAGGTATTGAATGAGTTCTTCATCACGTTCGATCTTCTTGTAGACAAATTTATTCCCGCCAATTAAAACGGCGATCCACCAGGCTTCGTATCCTGTCACAGCCATATAGTGTTGACATTGGATGAGATATTGAGCCGGTACTTCATCGTCTTTCCACTCTTCTTTGAGGTATTCACTAGCCGTTTTACACTCAAGACCCTCTTTTTTGCCAACTATCAATCTATCAACATTAGCCAACATAAAAGGATGTTCTGGGTGTTGCAGGATGGCATTTCTGCGCCGCACTTTGAGACCAGTGCGTTTACTAAATTCTTGTGCTACAATATCTTCCATAACGTTTCCCCAATATGCTGATTCACCAGCTCTATCTTCTTCTGAAGCTTGTCCGATTTTGTCCAAATAAACTGCTACTGGAGACTTCCATTTATTCAATCCTGCAATTGCAGCAGCATCGCTACCGCCAATCCCTTTTTTTCTTGCTTTTAACCACTCTTGGTGATTCATTTCATTTGTGGTAGCTAAAACAGTAGCTTGCATAATCTCACCCTTTCCGAATATAATGAATGTAAATCGATTTGTTTTTTAGGAGCTCACTTGGCAGAGTGAGCTTTTATTTTGCAATCTTAAATTTGAAACCCAAAACATCTTCTAAATACTTTTCGAGGTTCTCTTGAAGGACAATATCACCACCTACATCCACAATGTCATCACCGAACAATATTTCGTCTCCAAAGTAATCTACTCCCCAATGGCAAGAATCTACCGGCTCTGGATAGCCTGTCCGTAACGTTCTCGTGATCGCTGGATGTTCGAACATAATCTCACCTTCCTGTCTTAGTTAATTTCAAACTCAACACCACCTTCCCACTCGTCAATAATGACATCGACCATTTTGCTAAGTTTAAATGTTTCGCCATCTTTGAATGCTACAATCTCACCTCCCATGTCACTAACTCCCCAAAAATAACCTACAAGTCGACTTCTGACATATTCGCGGTCAGATTTGTTACCTTCAACAAATCGCAAGATGAAATCTTTGATATCGACGCTATTTTTGCCAGCAGAAATGATAACTTTTACCAAAATACTCACCTCCTTATAGCCTGTCTCATCAGCGCCGGTAG